TGCTAAACCTTGCTGGCGTAACTGTTGCTGGTGCTAAATTAGCCGCTACTGGTACTATTACCAACGTTAATGAGATTACTCATGGACTGCGTGTAAAAATTGCTGGTAGTGATTATTACCTGCTTGCCGCTACTGCTGCTAACTTTAATGCCTAATGGCTGCGTTAGATAAGGCGTACCTGTTGGATTTGAGAAATCAGGCACTTGAGCAACGGCAAAAGTACTCAGATCTTATCCAACAGGCTAACGGAGCAATTGCAATGGTGGACGTGTTGTTAACCGAATTAGACCGCCCACCAGTAGAACATAAAGAGGATTAATTATGGCAATGCAATATGACGTAAAGTCGTACCACAACACAGTGTCTGGTGTAGCTGTAGGGTATAGAACTCGCTTAAAAGGTGTGCTTATATCTCCATCTACATCGGTAACGTTTAACACGTCTTTTTGTAATAACGTAAGTAAGTCTGGTACTTATAATATTCCAGGTTCAACGACCTGTACCGTCACCATTACCAATCATGGGTTAACAACTGGAGATAGAGTTTATTTAAACTTTACCACTGGCGGTGGACCAGATGAGGCTTATACAGTTACTGTTACCACGCCAAATGAATTTACTGTTACAACAGCAAGTTTAACGGAGAGTGGAAATGTGACCATGTATGCAGAAATTTTGGCTGAGTTTGATTGTTCTAACGGAACATCTTTTTATACGCTAATTCCAGGCGAAGGTATTTTAGCTACAGATGGTATTTTTGTAGGTATTCCAAACGTTGCTATTACAACTACACTGTTTTACGGATGACACTATGCAGCAATATGACGTTAAATCGTATCATGCTAAAGCATCTGGTACTGCTACCACAGAGTCTGTTCGCTTAAAAAATGTAACAGTTACTAGCGGTACTGTATCGGCAAGAAATATGGCGGTTGCAGACCCAACAGTTTCAAAGTCAGGCACTTGGAGCAGAACTGGAACAACGGTTACGGTGACAATTAACGGCAATGGTTTGGTAAATGGTCAGCGGGTATTTTTAGATGTTGCTGCTGGAACCACTATGCGTGATGGGGTGTACGAAGTATCTAATGTAACGACTAATACTTTTACAGTAACTTCCGCTACATCTGGAGTTGCTACTGGTACAGTAACAATGTACACAAATATTTATGTTGAATTCGATACATTTAATACAATAGGTTTACCTGTTAAGATTCCAGGCGAAGGTATTTACTGCCCTAACGGTATTTTTGTTGGGCTTGGCGCAAGCGTAACAGCAACGGTGATATATGGATAATTTAGTTCAAGCACAAGGTTCTTTTAACTTAGCGGGTAGGAAGGTCATGCTTGGTCTTCCTGCTTACGACTTTAAAGTATCAGTCAAGCTGGCTATTGCGATGGCTCAGTTTGCTGTAGAAGCCCCTAAGCACGGAGTCAATATCCAGATCTGTAATATCTCTGGATGCTCCGTTGTTTCTCGTGTCAGAAACTTGATTGTTAAGGATTTCTTAGACTCAGACTGCACGGACTTAATGTTTATTGATTCCGATATTACGTTTGATCCACAAGATATTTTCCGTTTGATGGCTTGGAATACAGACCCTAAGAAGGGTATCGTAGGTGGTATTCCTGTTGCCCGTAAGAAAGGGCAGGTTTATATCTCTACATTAGAGCAAGATGCTGATGGCGGGATCTATATGAACTCGTATGGTCTAGTGAAGGCTAAACGCATTGCTACAGCCTTTATGTTGATCCGTAGAGATGTATTTGAGACTCTCAGAGACAATCATCCTGAGTGGAAATACTATGATGACCGAGTAGTAGATGGACATCCAAGCAAGTTCTGCTATTCATTCTTTGACTTTAAATCTACCCCAGAAGGCTATGTAGGCGAAGACTATACTTTCTGCGACCGTGCTAGTGAGCATGGCTACGAAGTATGGATTGACCCTACGATTAAGCTAGGTCATTTAGGGATGACTGAGTTTGAAGGTTCTTTTGGAGAAGAATTTTTATATCCATTGATTAAACCAGTAGACTCCAAAAAGGATGTTGCATAATGGCTAAATCTCCTGCATGGACTCGCAAAGAAGGTAAGAACCCTAGTGGTGGTCTAAACGCTAAAGGTCGTGCTTCTTATAACGCAGCTAATCCTGGCAAGCCTGGACTCAAGCGTCCCCAGCCAGAAGGTGGTTCAAGACGGGATTCGTTCTGCGCCCGCATGAAGGGTATGAAAAAGAAGCTTACTTCAGCCAAAACCGCTAACGATCCAGACTCACGGATTAATAAGTCCCTACGGGCTTGGAACTGCAAAGAAGGCGGGGCTGTTCGTGGCGGTGGCTGTGAAATACGTGGCAAAACTAAAGGGAAAATAGTATGAAATCTTACGATGAAGAAATGGGAACATCTGGGGGCACAAAAAAAGTTTCCGATGCAAAACTTAAAAACCTTTTAAAAGCTAATCCTGTTGGAGAAACAGAGCTTTCAGACATTAGCGAAAGCGGAGCCGCAAAAGGGTTGCGTAACTATGGGCGTATGTATAAACAAGGCTTAGGTATGAAGCCAAGCACTGATTATGAATACAAAAAAGGTGGCAAAGTATCCTCCGCCTCTAAACGTGCTGATGGTTGTTGTGTTAAAGGCAAAACCAAAGGCAAAATAGTATGAACCAAGAGATGTTACTTTTATGGAACGCAATCCTATCATTAGCGGGGGTTCTCGTGGGTTTATGGGCAAAAGAAAAATCTGCTGAACTCGCTCGCATAGGGATTTTATTAAACAAGACTCGTGAGGAGGTAGCTCGTGAAAACGTTACTCAAGCAGAAGTTGACCGCATTATGCAACACATTGACCAACGCTTTAACAAGCTTGAAAGCAAAATTGACCAGCTTATTCAAGGGAAAATAAATGCCTAGCGTCAGCAAAAAACAGCATAAGTTCATGGCAGCGGTAGCTAAAAATCCATCGTTTGCCAAAAAAGTAGGAGTACCTCGCTCTGTCGGTGAGGAATTTTTAACTGCCGACAAAGGCAAAAAATTTGGAGGTGGTGGCATGGCACTTAAATCTGTTGATAAAGACGAAAACCCTGGATTATCTAAATTACCTGAAGGAGTAAGAAACAAAATGGGCTATATGAAAAAAGGTGGTATGGCGCATTCTGACGTGGCTAAAGACAAACCTATGATGGAAAAGGTAGCTAAAAAAGCTGTCAAAGGTCACGAAAAACGTATGCACAAGATGGCTAATGGCGGTAAAGTTGGTCAACTTTCTAAGGCTGATGGATGTGCCACTAAAGGCAAATCTAAAGGCAAAATGGTCAAAATGAAATACGGTGGAGCTTGCTAATATGAAAAAGAAAATGCGTAAGTTCCAAGACGGTGGCGAGACCGAGTTTGAGTCCAAACAAGGGCAAAATCCTGGAATTGATGACGATGTTCGCGCCCGTGCGATGAAGTATGTGCGAGAGCAAAACGAGCCTAGCAGTGAGCTAGTAAAAGAGCCTCCTGTTGCCAAAACAAAAGCTGTTCCCAAAGCTGCTCCCAAAGCTGAGCCAAAAACAACTACTTCTAAACCACCTCAAGAAAAAGGTTTGGAGCGTGTAGGGATTGAAGACTTTCTACCTATTGGTAAAGCCGCTGCAGCTTTAGGCGCTGGTTATGGCGCTGCTCGCATGATAGGCAAGAAGATTCTATCTAGCCGTGCTAAGAAAGAGGCTGGAGAAAGATCCGCTAAAGAAGCTGACACAATTTCCAAGCTACCTAAAAAAGAGCAAGAAGCCCGCAAGGAGCGTTATCTCTCTACAGGTCCTATGGAAGATGCTTTTGGTAAAGGCACACAGTTTAAGCGTGAGTTTAAGTCTGGTGGAAAAGTATCTTCAGCATCGAAACGGGCTGATGGCTGTGCTATTCGTGGGAAGACTAGAGCATAATGACTAAGCGTGTTAATCCTGTCCCTTCTGTTCCAGCAACACCAGCTAAACAGAACCCCAATCCTACGGACAATGTTCGTAAGAAACCTGCTGACCAAGGATTTCAATCAATTCTTGATAAACATACAGGTGGGAGTAAAAAGGGGCAAGATTTACCCGATAACTTTAAAAAAGGCGGTATGGCTTCTAAACGAGCAGATGGTTGCTGTATTAAAGGTAAAACCAAAGGACGTATGGTATGAGACCAAGTCGTGGAATGGGGGCAATTATGCCCACTAAAATGGGTAAACCTAAGCGTAAAGCTCGTAGGGATGATACCGACTTTACTCAGTATAAAGAGGGCGGTAAGGTCAATGCTGCGGGTAATTACACCAAACCCAGTTTGCGTAAGCGGATTGTTTCTCAGGTGAAAGCAGCTGCAACACATGGTACTGGCGCAGGTCAGTGGAGCGGACGTAAAGCACAATTAGTAGCTAAAAAATATAAGGCGGCTGGCGGTGGCTATAAATGAGTGGATTGGCAAAATCTCAGCGTTCTTTAAAGGCTTGGGGAGACCAGAAATGGACAACCAAGTCAGGGAAGAAGTCGTCCGAGACGGGCGAAAGATACCTGCCAAAAAAAGCAATCGAAGCCCTAAGCCCACAGGAGTACGCAGCAACAACCAAAGCAAAACGAGCAGGAAAAGCACGGGGGCAGCAGTTCGTGCCGCAGCCCAAAAAGGTAAAAGCAAAAGTAAAACCGTATAGGAAGATATGAGTACTTCTGGAACTACAACCTTTAATCTAGACCTCAATAACCTCATTGAAGAGGCTTTTGAGCGTTGTGGTACGGAATTACGTACTGGATACGATATGCGGACTGCCCGCAGATCCCTGAACCTGTTGACTGTTGAGTGGGCAAATCGTGGTATTAACCTCTGGACTATTGAGCAGGGACAGATTGCTATGGTCACTGGACAAGGCATTTATCCTGTTCCAGTTAATACGATTGACCTTTTAGACCATGTAATCCGCCAGAATAACGGTGTTGCCAGCAATCAAATAGACATCAATATCAGCCGTATTTCAGAGTCTACCTACTCTACTATCCCCAATAAATTGACTACTGGGCGTCCTATTCAAGTATGGTTTAATCGCCAATCAGGACAGTCTAATTCAACCGCTGTGTATTTAGCACAATCAATTAATGCAACAGATACTTCAATCACTGTAAGTGACGCCAGCAACCTTCCTATCGGTGGATTTGTCAAGATTGATAACGAAACAATCAGCTATGCCAACGTCATAGGAAACGTCTTAACAAACTGCTATCGTGGTCAAAATGGTACAACTGCTGCCAGCCATACAGCTGGAGTTAACAATTTATTGACAGTACAGAATCTTCCTTCCATTAATGTTTGGCCCACACCTGACGCTGGTGGCGGTCCTTACACCTTTGTGTACTGGAGGTTACGTAGGATTCAAGATGCTGGATCTAATGGAACGGTAGAGCCTGATATTCCCTTTCGCCTATTACCTTGTATGGTGGCTGGATTGGCTTTCTATATGGCT